CTATATTGTCCATTACTACTGAACCCAAGTCGGCCGTCTTCCCACGTAGTAGCAAACACTAGATCCGGATATTTGTCCCCGTTGATATCTCCCACATTAACATCAACACCCTCAGCGATAGCACCCGACAGGTCTACAAAACTTTTACCGAAAAGTTCTTGATTACCTAATCTAAATGTGCCGTCACTATTTTGCAATAAAGATACAAGTGTATTTTTAGTAGGGCCTTCTAAGGTCATACCCCAGGTTGGTGCCTCACACCACAAAACAAACAATAAATCTTTACGATTGTCTTTGTTTAAATCTACTGCAGGGACTAAAAAACTATTAGTCTTGTTACCACAGGTTCTTTCATAGTAAATGGAAAGACTAGGTATGGCATTCTTAACTTCACGGAAGTAAACAACCTCTTGTGGAGCCGAACTAGCCGTAACAGGAGTACTTGAAGTACTAGTATTTGGTTGCTGGCTACCACCGCCGCCCCCGCATCCAGCGAGAGCAATTACAGACATAACACACAACTTTTTCATAACAATTACCTGCAACTAAAACAGATAACTTATTATAACAAATTTAAATTGCTAGATCAAGACCCTCTACCCGTTTTTCGGGTAACTGCTGGGCCACCAAAACCTTTAGTATTGACTTTTCCGCCCTTACCTTGAGTTGGGTTAAATTGCCCTTTATGACCTTGTTGTTGTGCTTTTTTTCTGGCAAGTATATCTGCTATTATGTTTTTCTTTTCTTCACTCATAAATTAAGAATTAATTAAAGTAGTTGTTTCTTTTCTACAAACCTTATTATTATTTATAGGGAATGCTTGGCTGTAAAAACTTGTGCACCATCCTGCATGACTATTCCAGCCCGGACCATAAAAGTCAATTCTTCCAAATCCATTTTTATTAAGATATTCTTGAATTGGATTGTAATGCCAGCGGTCGCTATTATCTAAGATTATGATACCGTTATCTTTAAGTCTATAACTTTCCACAGTCATCACCGCGCATAAGGCTCTGGCCATACCATCAATAACAACTAGATCGTAGTATTTGGCAGGTGCATCAAATATCTTGCTTGCATATCCGCCAAATTGGTTATTAAGTAATCCATGCTTTAAATCATGTTCAAAATTAGTGGTATGTATTTGATTAAACGTATCTACAAAATTGTTATAACATGCATTTGCTTCAATATGTAGATCGGCGTTTTCGGCAACTAAATGGACATTTAAATTAGGATTTTCATTAAGTAAAGAACTATACCATTCACTATCATGCTCAACACTTATAAGTTCTTGTACATGTCTATTAAAAAACAATGTACTATAGCCAGATCCATACTCAAACACTTTCCATGTTGGTTTAATTATATCTTTTAAAAAACTTATAGCAGGAAAAGTATACCAAGGAGTTGTGCCGTCCTCATCACAAGGAAAGTCATGAAACCATCCTTTTGGTTGCATGTAAAGGTAGGCTTGAGTAAGGATATGTGAAGATAGTTCGTTAGGAAAAGTTAAACTATTATTTTTGTCACTATTTAAAACAATCGGGGTTTTCATCTTTTAGACTCTAAAAATTCTAGTACGCTACCATACAAACTTATAATAGTTGCTGTTTTGCTATCGTAGACTCTTATATATGCTGATTTTTTATGTGCTGTTTTAAGTCCTATATAAAAGGGACAATCAATTTTTTTTAATTTAATAGTTAATTTACTTCCTGACCATAAATTGTTTTTTGAATTTTTAAGGTCTTTGTACTCTTGATCAGTATAAAAAGGAAAATCAAAGTATTCAATTTCTGCAAGGTCAAACGCTTGTTTCCCTTCTTCCGTCAAACGTAAATTATTGCTACTACGTCCGGTTATCCACCAGCGCATCAATGTTTTTTCTTCTGGAATATCTTTAAAAATACTGTGAGAAGGTAGTTGGTCAAGAATAATTCTTGTAAGAATTTCTTTTCTACTACTCATCCGGATAAACTTGTCGCCCTTGATTTAAAAAATGAACACTAAATTTGTCAGTCTTAAAAAGACTGTTTAGTTTGCGACACAAATTTCTAGCATGTCCCGGATTGCTAAAACTTGTCTTTTTATATTTAGGAGCAACCTCATTCGCAAGATAGTGTTGGCTTTTTAAATTAATAGGTTGCCCTTCATAAAACACAGCCCAAATACCTCTTGCCTCTACAATCTGATCACATTTATATGTTGTTTTGTCAACATGCTCTAAAATGATTTTTGGCTGTGTTCTACTCATTTAAATGTACCACCTGTAATTTCTACTTTAACTACTTCCTCTTTACTCTTATTGTATTTCTGTGCCTCATTTAAATCTATAAGTAGTTTTGCAATTTCATCCCGTAATAGTTTAGCATCGCTCATGGCTAATACTAGGTCTTTAGTTTTCTTTCCTTCAAGTTTACTAACTTTATCAAAGAACAATTTAATATTAACCATGTCAAGTATTTAGTAGACTATTTACCTCGGCCTCTGTTTTAAAGGGGCCTGTATACTCATATCGCTGCACAAAGATGTATTTAGGGCAAAAAATCGCTTGTTTTACACCATTTTGATTAATTAAAAACCACCCAGCAACATGGTAGCATTTACTCTTTCTAGTTTTAGTAAAGATGTGTAACTTACGTTTGACATCAAAAAAACTATTATATATTTTATTGGGAACAGGATAATCGGGATAAGGCAACTCAACAGTAGTCTTATTTGACTTAATAGGTTGAAAATTAATTTTCGTCTTTTTTTGAATATCTTTTGTATTATTAAATTGTAATGTGCTACCGTTTAATATAACTTCGTACCCCGCACTGTTAGCAAGTACGTTCCCTACCTTCTTTTCACCATCAGTCACGACCCAAAATTGGTCTTTGATAATTGGTTTAGCAACTAGTTCGTTCATATTCACCTCTGTAATTCTTCCCATATATATTCATTAGTAGGCACGTATGCTACTGGCTTGATCCAGCCCTTTGCCTGACATGTATAGACTACATGTTTGTAATTGTCTGGGCAGTTGTCCATAATAACAATGGCGGCGCGTGGGTACTCTACCATACCCTTTGTAAACTTATATCCCTTGTCCTCAGGGAATAATGTTTTGACCTCAGCAGCAGTTATGTTGGTTGACATAGTTCTCCCTTATATGGATTGTTCAGCCACTTCGCATATGTTTCTGCTTGTTCACTAACCTTATTAAGTTCATACTTACCACAAAACTTCATGAAGTGTACACCAACTTGAGGTGTAGTAGTTGTGCGAATACCCTTGATAATGCTTAGGTCAACAAGGTCCTTGATCTCGTCAGGCTGTGCTGTCAGGTCAATCAACTTACGATTCATTTCATATTCATCTTTGACACGATGTTCAGCACCGTCAGGGTCTACCCAACGTTGTAACATCATGTTATTCCAGTTAAAGCCTTGCTTGTGACGATCAGCATATGCTTCAATAAGACCGACCTTGTTCTTGCTACCCTTAGTACGTACACCGGGATAGGCACTGAACACGTTGTCACCTGCGTCACCTCGCATGATCTTTTCAAACAAGTGAAACTGAGGGTCACCGAGCGTCTTGTGTTCCCCAGTTTTCTTGTCCTTCACAGGCTTACCCTTGTCATCAAAATAACCTTCAAGGGTGATTAACTGATTAGCAACACCGTTGTATTGTTTGACATTGTTGCTAATCAACTGAATATAATCGGTATCGCTGCTGATGATATAATGTTCGTCGTTGGGATGCAAATGAATAAATCGTGCAATCAAGTCATCTGCCTCGGCCCGTTCATGGCGCAATACCGATGTATTAGTTTTCTCACGTAGGAACGTAGTGAACATGTCATACGTTTCCCAAAACATTTTGTTTTCTTCTGCTTCAGCCTCAGTTAAACTTTGTTCGGCAACTTTACGATGTGCCTTGTATTGTGGGTATATGTCCTTACGCCAACTACGACCCTCAAGACAAAACACAACATGGTCAATACCAAATCTACGTACAGCCTGATTGACACTTGATAGGCTCAAGTGTAATGCCATACCGATCTTTTCCCATGTATCACTATTGCGACTAGCAATGTGTCGGGCACGAAAGAACGTATTTGCTGTATCAATCAATGCGTATTTCACAAGTACACCTATTTACAAATATA